TTGAGCATGACGGTGCGACCAGCCGAGGATAACTCTGTGGCGACAAAAGGAATCATCTCCGCCTTGTCGAGTTCTCCTCGAGATATCCAATCGAGTTCGCCTTCTTCAGCATCTACAATCATCCAAGCGTGAATCTTAGAGAGTAGGCGAAGTGCAGAATCGGAGGCAAGCATATATTCAGCAGCGTCAGCACGGTTCGTCATCTTGCTTGCCACGGTGATAGCGATACGCTGGGTTACTTGGTAAGAGTTGCGTCCATCCGCTGACATATTTAGTTCGCCATAATCCACGAATAGGAACGAGCCCACTAACTTATCGATACGCTGCTTCAATTCATCGAATGACTGACCATAGACATAGTTGGCTATCTCAGGGAGTCGCGACACATTGGGAAGTTTGTCAAGAGACTCAGCAAGGTCATTATAACCAGGGAAATCACTCGCACCATTGGTAAGTATAGCACGAACCCCCTCTTTTGACGGGTATTGTGCGAAATAAAGAAACTGATCTTTAATCATAATATCTTATCGATTACAGAGATAGGAAGCCCTACCTCCTCACTGATTTTTAATTTATCCCATCCAAAACCTTTCATATCCTTAACCGCATCGATAGTCTTCTTACGCAGCACCTTCAGATAAGTAAGTACGTTCATCTGCTCTATCTGCTTTGCGTTTCCAAGCCCCTCCTTGGAGAGGTCGTAGAGCGCATCAGAGGCATCGGTGGTGATAGGCTGCTTGGGTTTATGAGCGAACTTAGACAGCAGAGAGAATGAAGTTTTACTAAACAGATAATTGTTAAACGCCTGAAAATTAAACGATATAGCCGTAAGCGTTTCGAGTGGAAGTTTAGCGAAATCGTTAGCCAACTCGTGCGCACGCTCAGAATTGTATTCTTTCTCTGGATAGTATAAGATTGCAGCGAGCAACGGCAACGACTCCTCACCTCTATCGATAAGTCCCTGCGCCTCGACGTACTGAAGGGCAGCAAGTGAGCAGGTGAGTGTACCGAAGCTCGTCTCAATTCGATAACCAGGATAAGAACGTCCGCCAATCTGAACAGAAGGGATGAGTTGCGCACAGAAACAGAGGTCGATTACGTATTGATAGTCGAGTCTGCGCAGCACACGTGCAAGTGGAATATTCAGGCGATAAGGGTCAACACGACGGCATAACTCGTAAGTATCCTCGTCGACACCGTCCAGAACGCTATTGTTATCAGGATAGTTTATCTGAAACATAAACGTGAGCTGTTCTGAGATTGCTACGAGATTAGCAATCTGCTCCTCTGAATGGAACTTGCGTTTGCTCCAACCCATTATATCGCACAGCCAATTAATCCGAACCTCTCCTGCGGAGAGTTCCCCTGCTGCCATACGAAGGAAGTCGCCCACAAGTCGGATATACTGGCGGTCATTCATCGCATCCCAACGGTTAGGGATGCGATGTATTTCATCTTTATATACAAGTTCGATATCTTTCATTATGGCAACATTATGATATTATCATCAGGATGATTGTACGCTGAATTAGAGCAGAAATCAGAAACAGACTCAGAGGATAGCAGCGTATCAGCATTCGAGAGGAGTTCTTCCGCTTCACGATCGAGGCGGTCGGCAAGTGCGAAGATAGCACTGGATTCATCCTTGCCAGAGCGTGCAGCGTGACTATCATCGAAGAGGTTTCGAATCGTCGAAGGGAACTCGAGGATATCAAACCTACGGAGCGACTTAGCTATTGTCTTCTTCACCAGGGCAAGCAACAAGATAGGACGAATGCGCTCTCTATTGTCATCTGTAAGTTTCTCGAAGTAAACCGACATAACTTCATCGAGCGTTTCCTTCTGCAATGGTATAGTTCTGAAGAAGTAAAGATAAGATGCATCGATAGGATAGATTGAATCCATCTGATCCATTGTTTTTATTTCGCATCGCTCCAAGATAGGGAAGTAAGGTGTCTTGCGCCACAGTTCTGCAATATCACCTTCTGTTGGTTCAGACAACAGTTGTACAAGCGTGTCGATTGCATTACAGTAGTTTTCCATATAAGAACGCTTCATCGCCTCCAGCTCGTACTTATACACATTGACCTCGCCCTTCCTTCGATTCACACTATCAAAGATGATTTGATTTGCCATAGTCATGCTCGCCATAGCAGCACGCAATGCTTCCATAAGAGGAGAGTTTTCTTTCTCCTTTAAAAGCTCATCGAATACAGTACGACTGATTACGGTTTCGATGCGTTTGCGAGCGGTAAGACCAGACGAACGCAAATCGTTCAGGTCCATATTAGTTTCCACTCCAGGCGCATAAAGACTGAAGGTGGAGAAGTTCTTGAAAATGTCTACGAGTATATTCATGACTGCTGCTGATTTAGTCTGTCTTTCGGCGCAATTTCTTCCTGTCGCTGAGGAACCTCACGATAGAAGCCAATACGATAGCCTTGCTTATAAAGGTCTGGGAAATTCAATCTGAGAGCGAGATTAAACGGTTCTGCGCATATCTCGTCCTCTGGTGTGAGCGACATTATATAGATAAGGTAGTTATAGTATGCGTCAGAACCTGACTTGCTGATAACACCATCCTTGCTAACGGCTGTGATAGATGCATCCAAACCAACGCTTGATAGTAAGGCTTCTTCTGCTCGCTTATCGTACGAAATCAAAGATTCGATATATTCCTTATACTTAAGGTCGATCGTTTCGATTCTCCACTGCAGTTCGTGACCTGAACTATCCATAAATGAAATAGAGGAGTAGGCTTTGCCTTGATTGTCGGCACCGCTCAGATAGTCGCCTATCTTGCGTAGCTCAAGACGCATATACTCTACAAGCAACGATTCACGGTATTCTGTACCGATACTGATGCCATTATACTTAACCAAGTCCTGCTTCTTAGATGAGCGAATTTTATTCTCCTCGCATAGCTTAACTAACTGATTACGCTTGCTTGACACCCATTCATTCGGAATGATGATGTGTATCTTCGCTGCAAGGGAATTACGCAAGAAGGAATTGATGTATGAGGCAGTCTTGTTGCTACCTTGGATATAAGGACGTGCGCCCTGGTGGGTTTCGTTCACTCCATAGAACTCATCGACGGATTTCTCACGGTGGTGTGACACGGCAGCGAATAGATAGTTGTCAACTTCTGACAATGCGAACTTAGGGTATATCTTGTAATTGCCTAATCCGTATGTCCACCGTCCTACAGCTATGTTATTGAAGTCGCCATAATTAATCTGATCGTAGGCTACATCCTTACGAGTGGTAGCAAGACGGCAGTGCTTATTCTCCAAGGGTTCTAATCCAGCTACTGGCAACATACCAATACGCTTACCACGTGAGAACCGCCACTTAACGAAGTAATCACCGAACCAGTAATAGTTCTTGATACAAGTCTTAGCGAACTCCTGTGCGGATGTTTCCATACCACGCTCTTGCCAAGAGTTCAACCATTCATCCCACGCAGGCAGTGCGGTGTACTCACGTCGCAGCTTACCCCCTTCTACTGTCTGCATATAGGCGCATGGTCCATTACCATAGAGCATCTTAATCTCCTTGCTATACAAGCGAGGCAGCAGGCGGTTCTGCTTTATCTCCATCGTTACCTCTTCGCACAGTGCGTTGTTCATACCACGCATACACACCTGGTATCCATTCACACTCATCCACTGGTGTTCATGTAGGCAAGTCTGTCTACCCTGTGGTACGAGTAGCCCTGGGCTTGTCGACAACTCTCTTCCTTCTCCAATCTGAAAGGAGAAGGTATTGCCGTCCATGACGTAGAGTCCAGCGTTGCCGTGCAGTTCAATACTATCTGTCATAACCAATTTATCTTATGTAGTTTATATCCGTCTTGTGGGAACCCCATGTATCTGATGAGTATGCGATAGCACATCTTAGGGTTTCCCTCTTGGTCCTCGAAAAGAAAGAAGTTCTCGGAATCGACTTTGAAGCACTCGTCTGGTAGTTGCGTGCGCCACTTGCAATGTTCCTTGACAACCATTTGCTCGCCTGCCATACCCTGTGAGCGAGCGTAAGGAAAGAAACAGATAGTGAAGTCACCTTGTGGTACTCTGCTTATCTCTCTTGCCCATTGCATTGCATCGATGCCGTTCAATTCAATTGTCTTCTCCATTACTTGCGAAATTACTGAAAATCGCTGTGGGAACAAAGGACGATTTTATCCCCTCCCTGTCATATTTCCCAACTTTTGGAACGTTGCACCTCTTTTCCTCAACTCAGCGGTGCGTGGTGATTTCCGTCATTCGTTTATTTTTGATTTTGATTTTCAAAACGTAAATAGCTGAAACACAACAAAATAAGATTTTGACCTATGTAAATAACCTTTATTATTGCCCTATTTTGGACATTTTTTATATCAAATATTGGACATTATTGGGTGTTATATCGTGAGGTTTTCGGGCAAATCATCAGGATAACTGCTTAGTTCCTTTTTGATAAGGTCAGAATAAAGACCGTACAAAAGGTAAATCATCGCACTTGGTAGCTGCGTTGTTAGTCCTGGTCTTCGCTTGAGTTCCTCCTTCTTCTCTGAAGCTTTGTCGAGTTCTATTCTGCCGTTGGTTTTCTTCAATGGACTAATCAAAATTGCACTGCAAAGGTTAGGGCATTCGTTCTCATCTATTCGCACCTTTGGAAGCAAAGGAAGTTTCTCACCAAAGAGCAACTGGCAAAGGCGGAACTGTTGCCAGTGGTAAATGGTCGGTGCACCGTCGTTGTAAAGGATAACTGAAAATCCGTAACTCTCTAAGGCTGCCTTCATCGTCAGTGAGTCAGTAGTTATCTGCTCTAATTCCTCACGTGTCTTGTTACCTGCACGGTCAGGATAAAGGTGTATCACCTTATTCACTGCATCAGTACCAAAGAAAGAATACACCTGCTGCGCAAGGTTCTGCTGGTCATCGGGAATGTATGCCCAAAACTCCTTAATGATATCAAAGCGACTACCATAGTCTTTTTTCTGTCCGACTATTAGCGATTGGAAGTTACCAGGATCATAACCAATGTAGAGCGGTTCACGCTTATCGTAGTGGCGAAGATAACGAGCGGTGAGGGTGAAGTGGTCCTTGAGGTTCAGCTTAAGTATCTGGTCATAGATGTAACTATCCTTGAACTGGTGTCGCTCGTGGTCGTAGGTGGTAAAGAACTTGTTAGTCACCTCTTTGTGACGAATAGCACAGATAGCGGTCAAGAACTCATCCATATCGAGCGTATCGAGCTGGGTCTTGAAGAACTTAGGACCGAGGATATCCTTATTACAGAATGATGAAGCACGGATATAGTAGATTGCGTTTCTTCGCATATCCGCTAAGCGTGGTTTCCAGCGTGCAACAAAAGCGTTAAGACGTTCATTTTCCAGTCTTATCTTCTCCATAGTGACAGGGTTCTTCGTATTGCGCAAATCCTGCTGAAGCATAAACTGTTTATAAAGCGACTGATTGATAGCAAGTGACACACTGGCTATTTCCTCAATGAGCTGTCGGTCCATCTTGTTTTCGTATTCCTCAAACCAATCGTCCTCACCAAGGTCGACACGTGCCGTATCACTCACACCTGTCACACCGTCATAGGAGGCGGAGCGACGGATGTCGGCTGAACCACCACGAAGGGAGGGGAAGAGGCGTGACTTGAGTTTCTCACCACTGTTGTGCTTCATCTCCTCGACGAAGGCGTGCACGGCATTACGACCTGCGACACTTTCAGGCTGATCTGAAGATACTAATTGAAGGTGTGCACCATTGCGGAAGATGACCGAGTGCTTAGCATAGGCAATAGGGTAGCGTGGTCGACGGAAGTGAGAAGGTAGCTTCGCTTCGCCCACCACATAGTCGATGCCATACTCTAACATTGCTCGCTGCTTTCCATTCACGATGACAGGACGTGAGAACGATGCTTGAATGTTAGGCCAGACGTTTGTCATCAGTGCAACATAAGTCTTATGCACAAGGAACGAGAGTTCACCAGGCATGTCATTCGTTACACGGATAAGACGAGGAACGATAACGCCCTCCGTCTTACCAGTCGCACGAGCCCACTCTGCATAGAGCATATTCGGGTCGATAATATTCGCTAACAGCTGAACACGATTCATATAGTAATGCTCGAAGTCAACTGTAGGTTGTTCGTTGTTTATAATTTCATCAGTCATTTTGAATCTCCTCTACTATTTCTGCATCTTGAATGTCAGCATCACGCAGCAGTCGTTTCTTCTCCTTGTTCTCAACAGGAAGAGAATCGATAAGCTTAATATAAAAACCTTCGTTGTGTTTAGCAGCGATTTCTTTAAGATTCTTCTTCGAAAATCCAAGTTCTTCTGCTGTGAGCTCTGGAGAAATCAAGAAAAGAACACCTAAATCCCTATCTGCTTCTGCTATCTCCGAAGACCGACGACGACACTCAAGAGCAGCATCATAACACGACTTCATACCTTTATAGTCGCGATTAAGTGCGCAGAGTTTAGCAAGGTCTTCGTATTTGTTTGCAAAATTGCTTTCCCAAACCTTTATAGGAACATTGCAGTCAACCTGAAAGTAGTTGATTGCCTGATAGATTCTCGCCATACAAGTGCGCTCTTCTATCTTTATTCGCTGCTCAGCGTTAATACGAAGCTTCAGTTTCTTAGCAGCTCTCGTAATATTACGCTCGTGTTCGAATATCTCAGCAGACCATTGCAGCTGCTGCAAGAACAACTTAACATCTTGAGGTATGCCTTCACAATCTCCATTCGTCAGGAATGCAGATATTAGGTCAGGGTGGATAGTGTCTAACTTCTCAATTTCGCTTTTCATATTCCAAAGAGTTTCATACGTAGGTCTTTCTCAGCACGCTCATTCTTACGTTCCTCGAGTAAAGTAATAGAATCGTTATCTCCTTTCTCAGCCTTCTTAGCAAGTTCAGCGTCTATGTTATACTCTCCAAGTGCGAGACCTTGTTGGTACGCCTCAAAATAAACATCACCAGGAAGAGTTATGCGGTATAGCAATGCTTCTCGC